TTTTCATAATCTAATTAGTTTCGTTTTTTAAATATAACTTTGTTTTTGAATTTCCAGTTTTCTTTTATTGTAGACGCCAACACTATGAATAGCGCAATTACTCCTGCAAGGCTCATAACTAAAACATCAAACATATCTCTTGTTTTTATATCGTCATCTTCTGTAAGTGCATAAACGACACTTATAAATCCTATTAAATACCAAACTAAAACCGATATAATTATATTTATTCCCATAAAATAAAAACCTACTTATCATCAGGTAGTGGGCTGAATCAAAATAGGTTTTGTCTAAAATTGTTTATTAGAGCCACTACTCTCACGATGCTAATATACGATTTTGTTAGTGAAAATGTAACAAACACGATATCTATTAGTTATTATAGTAGAACAATCAATAGTTTTTATTTATGAAGGTCTACGAAGCCGTGTTTAATCAAGCCAAGAATAAAGGAGTATGGGGTATTTCTTTAGTGGAAGACCCAGCGATGGAAGGCGAGTTCTTAGCGCTATCAAAACAGGCTAAGATTGAGTTAAAAACTTTAGACGAAGAGCAACGTATTATTATTGGTTTAGTCTTAGAACCTAACAAAAAGATTTACAGAAATCAAGGCGGCGAAGAGTTTGAAATATTCTTTTCAGAAGAGACTATAAAAGACTTATCACACAACTTTTTTAAACAAGGGTATCAAACTAATTCAAGTATAGAACATAGCGACTCCATAGAGGGGGTTTCTTTTGTTGAAAGTTGGATTGTATTGGATTCTAATAATGACAAGTCTAACGCTCTAGGGTTTAACTATCCAAAAGGCTCATGGGTTGCAACGATGAAAGTTGATAGTGATGAGGTTTGGGAAAGTTACGTTAAAGACGGCAAAGTAAAAGGCTTTTCAATAGATGCCTTTGTAGAATTACAGGAAGTTAAATTAAATAAGGATAAACAAATGGAAGATCAAAAAGAAAAGAAATTCTTAGATACTGTAAAAGACGCTATTAAGTTGGCTCTGACTCCGAAAGAGAAAGAGATCAAACTAGGGAGTGTTACTTCAGTAGATGGAATGGTATTCATGTACGAGGGCGAAACTCCACAAGTTGGAGGTGCGGTTTGGATCATCGCTGAAGACGGCGAAACCAGAGTTCCAGTGCCAGTTGGAGATCACGCTTTAGAAGGCGGGGGTGTTTTAGTGGTAACAGAAGAAGGAATCATTGGAGAAGCGAAAGCAGAAGAGCCTGCCGAATTAGGAGATCCTGGAGCAGGAGCAGCACAACCAGCAGCAGCAGCGGAAGCAGTAGACCAGATTAAATCAATCTTGGTTAAGTTCGCGGAAGAGGCGAAAGCGGAAAGACTAGAGTTTGAAAAAGGTATCAAGGCAGAACTTGAAACTTTTAAAGGGCAATTAGTAGAGTTTTCTAATAAGCCAGCAGACGACAAAACAAAGAGCGCACCAACGCCTAGAAATGGAAAATCAAAGAATTTAGTAGAATTTTTAAATAACAATTTATAATGGCAACAACAGTAACAAGAGTATTTAGACCACTAAATGCTGATATTGACCAAAAATCATTAACGGCAGACACGACTTTAGACGCGGGAGACACCAACACAACAATTTTCCTTGATGCGATAGGTGAAGCTGTTTTATTACCAGCACCACTTGCAGGGTTAAAATACCCCTTTATCGTAACGGAGGCGATAGTAACAAGCTCGTGGACAATAGCAGCAACAGGAGCACTTATCTTTGGTAGCGTTACAGAGGCGGGGCTAGTTCAGTTAGCATCAGCAGAAACAACTATTACCATAGTATTTACAAAAGCAATTAAAGGTGATTGGTTTACTTTAGAAGCCGACGGCACAAGTTGGTATTTAAAAGGGCAATTATCAGTAGCGGGTAGTTTAACAACTGCATAATATTAATAAATAAATAAACAATATAATGGCAACAACAGTAAGCATTACAACAAACTTTGTAGGAGAAGTTGCTGGTGAGTATATCGCAGAAATGATTAAGGAAGCGAATACTATCAGTCAGAACTTAATTACAGTACTTCCTAATGTCGTTTCACCTCAATTCGTAAGAAAGATACAAACCGCAGAAGGTTTTGTTGATTATGCGTGTGGTTGGACTCCAGCGGGATCTACAACTTTATCAGAAAAAGAATTAGCACCTAAAAAAATTAAGTGGGATTCTGAATTTTGTAAAGAAGATTTTAGACAATTATGGACGGCTCAAGAAATGGGCTTTTCTGCACACAACGACAATTTACCAGCAACAGAACAAGCAGCAATCTTAGCGGACTACGGAACAAGAGTAGCACGTAAAATTGATGTAGATATCTGGGAAGGTGACGGGGGAGACGGAAATTTTGCTGGATTTATTCCCGCACTTTTATTAGACGGGGATGTTTTAGACGTATCTGGCGCAGAGGCAATTACATCAAGTAATGTTCAGGCGGAATTAGGTGATTATTTTGACACTATTCCAGATGAATTAATTGATTCTGATGGATGGATCAACGGAGTTTCTACAAATGTAGTTAGAGCGTTAAAGCGTTCTTACGGGAATCAAGGGCGTTCTAATGGAACATTCTTAAGAGAAAACGAACTTGAATTTGACGGATATCTTTTAACAGAGATTAAAGGAGCAAACGCTAACACGATGGTAGGTTACAACAAAAACCAATTATTCTTTGGTACTGGACTTTTATCTGATTTGAATGAGGTAAAAATTAAGGACATGGACGAAGTAGATTTGTCTGGACAAGTTAGAATGAAGTTAGTTATGACTGGAGGCGTACAATACGCTTACGGAGCAGAGATAGTTTTATACAGAGGTTAATCACAAAGGGGGTTGAAACACTCCCTTAATTAAAATTTATAATTATGGCATGTGATATAACATCAGGAAGAGTAAAGCAATGTAAGGACACTTTAGGAGGTGTTTCTAAATTGTATTTGTATAATTTTATTGAAGATCCGTTTACGGTTGTAGCAGGAGAAGCCACAGCAATGAATGTTTTAGTAACTGCAGCGTTTGAATACGATCTGGAAGGTAACGGACATATTTTAGATGAGCAATTAGTACCTTCACGAGATGCAGGAACAAGGCTAAACACTCAAACGATTACGGCAATACTTCAAAAGATAGATGCGGCTACAAGTGCAGAAATGAATTTGTTAGCAGCAGGAACACCGCAAGCAGTTGTAAAAGACAGAAACGGTAATTATTTTGCAGTAGGAATTACAGATGGAATCGACTTTACGGTAGCGGTAAATACTGGAAGTGCAAAAGAAGATTTAAACGGGTACACTTTAACAGGGGTATCAACAGAGAGTCTAATTGCACCAATATTAGACAGCGCAACAGTAACAGCGTTTCTATTAGTAGTAGCATAACCCCGACAACAAGAAGTAAAACCCTATCATTATTTGATGGGGTTTTCTGATTTAAAGTCATGAGGTGCTTTTTGATATGCTAAATGAGCATCGTATTCAGTTTTAAAATATCCTAAGAATTTAGATTTCCCTTTTACGGTTTTAAATACTTGCCACTTATTAAATCTTCTATGCCAAGAAACGCCTTTATAATTAGAGCTAAAGGATGGTTTGTTTTTATCTACAATACCCTGTACGGATTCACCATTATTTACAAGGATTACGGCTTCTTGGTACGCTATGTTAGCTTCTTTTGGTGTGTTGAAATTACCTAGTCTAAACGCTTTTCCCTCTACATTTATGATAGATGTCCATTTATTACCACTGGGACGCGATCCTTTAAATTTAGACTCTTTATATATATTATTTCTATGTGGTATAAGCTGTAGGTTCGCTAGCCTATTGTCTGTTTTTACATTATTTATATGATCTACAACCAGCCCTTTATATCCGTTCGGTTTATGGTTTAAAAATGACATTGTTACTATTTTATGAACTCTTGTTCTTTTAGACCCCCCGTTCTTGCATAAATTCACTTGAAGATACCCACCGCTCCCTTTTAATGTTGAAAGTATCTTTTCGGAAAGCCTCCCCTTTCTAACTAAACTCTTAATTCTGCCTAAATCGGATACTTTGTAAATACCCTCATACCCTTTAATATATCTCCATATTTCCATAAAATAAAAACCCTCGAATCAGTAGGTAGTGGGCTACATCATCAAAGGTTTTGTAAAAAGTTTTTATTAGAGCCACTACTCTCAAGTACAAATATACGTTTTTTAAACTAATAGTAACAAATACTTGAAAATTTAGTTATAATAATAGATGAAAGTAATATCACCAGATGACACGACGCATTTAATTAAGTTCGATCCTAGATTTTACGAGATAGGATCTACTTTAACAATGAATTTATATGATGAGGCTCAACGTATTAATCAAGACGTAAACATAACCGATTTTACGGTTGTAAATAGACTTATACATTTAACTTTTACAGATGCTGAATTTTCTACTTTAGATTTCTACGAAAACGGAAAGTATCAGATTAGAATTACAGACGTAGATTCAAGTGAAATATTATACAGGGGCAAAATGATAGCAACAACACAAACACCGCAAGATTATAAATTAACTAACGATCGTTATATATGAAAGATAATATAGTAGTATTAAAGTTAGCTAATTACGTTCGTCCTAAAGTAGAAGAGAACAAGGCTAAGAATTGGGTTTTGAACGGTAAGAATAATTCATTTTATCAATATGTAATTGACCGTTTTAATGGTAGCCCCACGAACGCGGCAATAATAAACTCGTACGTCGATTTAATTTATGGAAAAGGATTAAGAGCAACTAACGCAGCGCAAAACTTAGCAGATTGGACTAAGTTTAAGGCTATATTAAGCCGTAAAGATTTAAGGCGCATCATAGCAGACTTTGAACTGTTCGGGGAAGCCTCAATGGAGGTTATACAGACCAACGGTAAAAAGTTAAGTTCTATTAGTCACGTGGCTAAAAATTTAGTAGTCCCGAGTATAGAGAATGAAGATTGTGAAATAGAGAGTTATTTCTTTAGTAAGGATTGGAGCAACACGACTAAGAATCCACCAGAATCCATTCCAACATTTGAAGGTAAGAAATCAAAAGAAATGTATGTAATTACTCCGTATAAAGCGGGTAAAAATTACTTTTCTGATCCCGATTATTTAGCAGGATTGCCTTATGCAGAAATGGAAGAGGAAATAGCGAACCTTAATATTAATGCTATTAAAAAAGGGCTTAGTACTGGATACGTTATTAATGTTCCTAACGGAAACAGCTGGGAAGATGAGGATAAAGAAGATTTCAAGAGAGATGTAAAACGTAAAATGACAGGATCTACAAACGCAGGGGATTATATTATAGCGTTTAATGGTGTAGATGAAAAAATTGAAGTAACTAATTTTCCTGTTAACGAAAATCTTCATAAGCAATGGGCTTTTTTAACAGAAGAGAGTAAACAGCAAATTCTAACAAGCCATAGAGCAACAAGCCCGTCAATTGTAGGTATTATATCTTCATCGGGTTTTAGTAACACTGCGGACGAAATGGACATGGCGGAGGCGCAATTAATGAAGCGTGTAATAGCGCCAAAACAAGAGCAGATACTTGAGGCGTTAGAAACTATATTAGTGACATACGGAATCAACTTAGATTTAGAGTTTATACCGCTAACAGAACCCAAAACAGACGTTCAGCCGACAACGACTGAGTTAAGTACTCATTGCGGTCACGAATACAGCGCAAACGATCTAATTGCTTTGGGAGAAACCGAAGACTTAGATAATTACGATATAGTAGACGAGGTTGAGGTTGATTATGACGAGGTTATTACATTAGCGAGTACAGGAACAGCAAGACCGAACTCAAAGAGCGAACAGGACAGCGCAAACGTGTTAATTCGGTATAGATACGTAGGTAATAACTCACCACAGCGTGATTTTTGTCAATTAATGATGTCTGCTAATAAGATTTACCGCAAAGAAGACATAATTCAGATGGAAAACAAGTCGGTTAATCCAGGTTGGGGTCCAAATGGGGCAAATACATACTCGATTTGGTTGTATAAAGGC